TGACGCGTGGGGACGTTGGTAGCCTCTCTTAACGCCGCCAATCCTCTAGAGGTGGAGAACCTATCAAGGCTTGACAGAGGTTCTTTCCCGTACGGAAAACTAGTTTGCTTAAACGCGCTTGCTACTTTGTCGACACCTCCGGCCTGTCGCATGATTTCGCTTGTATCATACATTCGGACGTACTTGTCGTGATCGTACAGGTACTTCACCAACACTTCAAAACTAGGATGGTACTTGCAGTTCTCTGCCTGCTGGATCCAGCGGATGGAGTCCATGAAGCCGCTCCAACCTGCGGACTTCTTGACAAGACGCTCATACGAAAGCATCCCATTCACTGCACGCATAATTGGCCGTACGCGCATGTTTATGCCACCCCGAGTATAATACCTGTGATACACATTCTGACAAAAGTATACCACATCAGCTGAAATTTGACCTTTCTCGGTGCTCAAAGTCATCCCGAAATCAGATGATACGATTTCTGTGACACGGTCTAAATCTACCGGCCGATTAAAGACCACAACTCCATCGTCACCCTGGAGAGTTAAGAACGACAACGACAGACCCAATTTTATCGCGACGTAATGCCAGAGGATGTCTTGACACAAGCTATCGATGAAGTTTGTCATACCGTCCCCCGAGGGCATAGCGTGCTCTCCTTGAAGTATTCCTTCAGGTGTCAACAGGGGAACATTTCGCATCTGAAATTCCAGCCAATCAATGAGCCTAGCATGCCTGCTAGTGAAGCATCGTCGGACGACGTTCCATGCGGCCACCATTAAAATGGGGCTTAGTTTAGCGTCGTAAGAGCTAAAGTCGACAGATATAATCTGTCTTCTCCCGACTTCAAAAGCCATTGTCACTGCGCGATCGACGACATCGAGTGCGTTCCAGCTGGCGTATTGCACCGTCTGCTTAAGGTGCTCCAAAAGAGGCCTTTGGATGCGCAAGCCATGGGCAACATCGACTTTGGAGATTCCCCAAATTGTTCTGTTCTTTGTAATCTGGCCAATTCCTCTAGGTTGGCCTCTAAAGAACATAAGCGCAGGAAGGTATTCATGTTCGAATCCCTCTGACTCTATCTGCTTCGCGTATTTATACACCTCTGGGATATACCGTTTATCTGAAGTGAAGAACGGCGCTCCTAAGTTAGTGCCTTTTGGCATCTCACTGACAGCATCAGCTAAATCCAATGGGTTCAGACCATCTGGCATGCGTCCCGTTACCATAGAAACAGCTTTGTTAAGAATTCCCACGTCTGGGTTGCCGAGATTATCGGAATAGTAAGCGTGAACATTGGGCCTTCTCTCCTCATAGGGTAATTGCATTGAGAAACTCCCAATCTTGGCTGCTTGCTCCTCTTCAGCTGCTCTAAGCCAGGGGAAACCTTTGAGTGGAATCTGTGCAAGGAGATAGTCACGTACTTGTCCCCTACGCACATCAGGATCTCCATCCCGAATAAGTGGAGTAACATAGTCCTCCAAATCGTTTCCAACTGCTGTGGAATGTAATGAACTTCGCACTCTAGCTGATGCACTCTCGTCTAGTGTCTCCAAGTAAGAGGACAGGTTCACTACACGCATACCGAAACCAGTTTTCATCCCTCTAGTCGCCTCCCTCTGCCTGCTCTCGCAGAGCGTCGGAACATCCCGGTCTGATCATCCACATGCTGGGTGGCTGAATGAACAGCAATCCCGGGAGACAGGGCGTCCATGATACGGGTTCCTCCCCTTGAAGCCCACTTGTCCAGGAGGCCGGAGAAAGTTTCCCCTCCCTCGGTGTACAAGTTTCTGACCCTTCCTGGGTCGTTGAGTAACTCACGAAGTTCCTTTCTGAAGCCTTCTCTAGCTTCAGGGTCTTTCCGGATCTTCTCCATATCAGGAATCACATCATTTCTGTAATGCTTTTCGAAGCCTTGAGGTAACCCAATCCTCTGGCCAATCCAAGAATCAAAGAATTTAGGCGCGGCGTGCTTCATGCCTATCCAGTCCGCTTCACTCACCCCATCATACAGGTCAGGACTCACGCCCAAGTAGATGGATTCACCAACACTTTGTAGACCACGATCTCTCGCTTCTGGGAGAAATTGTAGCTGAGGACCATCCATAACATCTCCTTTCGTGAGAGATATGCATAGGAGGTTGCTTGCGCGCGATCTTCGCTCGGGCTCCGGGCTTACCGCCAACCG